CCCGGGCTGAAACCCAAAGACTTGATCGGCACACCGTGGATGGTGGCGTTGGCACTTAGAAATGACGGGTGGTACTTGCGTTGTGACATAATTTGGGAAAAAGTGAATTGCTTACCAGAAAGCGCAACAGACAGGCCAACCAGGGCACACGAGTATATTTTCCTTCTTAGCAAGTCGCCGAAATATTACTACGACTACGAAGCCATAAAAGAACCTGTCACCAGCAAACAGTCGCCCCAAGCAGTTTCTTTCAAACGCAAGGGTTCCAAACGGGAACAACCTATACCCGGACAAGCCTATGGAACCCACAGACCGAACCGAAAGGATACGCCGCTAAGACCAACGAGGAACAAGCGAAGCGTTTGGACGGTTCCAACGCAACCATTCCCTGAAGCACATTTTGCAGTTTACCCGCCAGCCTTGATTACACCCTGTATCCTGGCTGGGTGCCCGGTTGGAGGAACCGTGCTCGATCCGTTTGCCGGAAGCGGGACAACCCTTCTAGTGGCCACCCAGCACCACCGGAAATCTATTGGCATTGAACTGAACCCCGAATACATTCAGATAGCCAAGCGGCGGTTAAACAGTGTGCAGTTGAAACTGGTAATGGAATAGGGGGTAGACTGACATTGGTAGATGGGGAGCCAACACTCCCCATCATATCCTGCCCGATGTGGGCGGAGATTATACACAGAAGGAGTGAACACTGTGGAGCTATGGCAATTGAAGCAAATGCAATCCCTACCACTTGAAGCCAAAATCATCAAAAGCCAGCAGCGCATCCGAGAATGGTACGAGCATTGGGATGGAGATGTATACGTCAGTTTCAGCGGAGGCAAAGATTCCACGGTGTTGCTCCATCTAGTTCGGCAACTGTACCCGGACGTACCTGCGGTGTTTTGCGACACTGGTTTGGAATTTCCCGAGATTAAGCAGTTTGTTCAGGGGACGGATGACGTAACGATTTTAAGGCCGGAAATGAGCTTCAAAAAGGTTTTAGATACTTATGGCTATCCGGTGATTGGCAAAGAGGTCGCTGATTGCGTGGAGGGTGCTAGAAAGGGTCAACCGTACAGACTGCGCCGCTTCGATCCCAGCTACAAGTCGATGTTTAACGTAAGCAAGTGGGCGTTTTTGTTAGATGCACCCTTTGCTATATCCGGACAATGTTGTGCGGTAATGAAAAAACGGCCCTTCCGCAGATATGAAAAGCAAAGCAAGCGTAGGCCCCTACTGGGAACAATGGCGTCAGAAAGCAGGTTGCGGATGCAAAAGTGGCTGGAGGCGGGATGCAATGCGTTCGACAACAAACGGCCAATATCGCAGCCTCTGTCGTTTTGGCTAGAACGTGACATTTGGGACTATCTTCGCAAATTCAACGTGCCATACAGCTCGATTTACGATATGGGGTATCAAAGGACAGGATGCATTTTTTGCATGTTCGGCTGTCACTTAGAAAAATACCCAAACAGGTTTCAAAGGCTGTCGCAGACGCACCCCAAACTGTATGAATATTGCATGAAGCCCGCGTCCGAGAGGGGTCTTGGTCTAGCTGAGGTTTTGGACTACATCGGCGTGGATTATGAGTTCCGAGGGGAGCAACTAAGATTGGAATGGGAAGAAGATGCGGGATAAACACTCCCCATCATATCCTGCCCGGTGAGGGCAAGAAATATACGGAGCGGTGGCGGAAAAAGAGACGCTTTGTGACTAGGACTAGCAGCCAAAGTCTGAAGCTGGTGCGGGTGGCCCCTGACTGGCAACGTCACATTAAACGGCCTGCGATGGTCGTGGGATTTAGCAACAAACCCCTCCCGTGCGGGTTAAAATCCCGCCCGCTCCACCAATTTGCAAGGGGGTTAAGTAATGGAGTACATGATCCCAAACGATGAAAGACCAGATATTAAGCAGCAGGAGTTTATCATAAGGGCCATCAACACCTTGGGTTACAACCCGGTGGACAAGCCGGTGCACCTTTACACATTGGATGAGTTAGAGAAGATTGGTGAGATGTATAGGGAGGTAATCAAATGAATTTAGAATCAGATGGTAAGCAAGCCGAAGTGAGATACACCGTCATGATATTAGACAGCACCTACGATACGCTTGTTGAATTCAGTTTTGCAACTCTTGAAGAAGCAGTCGAATTCGTAAAGCTGTGTTTTGCTAATGGTTATCACAAAGTCGGCATTGAACAAGAATGAGGCAGGAGCAATTCACGAGGTGGTGACAGAAGTTGTCAGTTGATTCTAGGTATATACGAGTGGCAACCAAGTTTTGGCAGGATGAAAAAGTTAAAGCGTTAAGCGATGATAGCAAATTATTGTATCTCTACGTCTTAACTTCGCCTCACTCCAATATGGCCGGTTACTATGTGTTGCCAAAGCCGTATGTGGCTTACGATCTAAACTGGTTACCGGAACGGTTAGATAAAGCGTTTGACAAACTGTTACATCATGGTTTGATAAAGTACTGCAAACAGAGCGACGTGGTGCTGATACCAAACTTCTTAAAGTACAATCCCATGCAGAACCAAAACCAAGCCAAGGGAGCCGCCAGGCGAGTAGCCGAACTGCCGTCAAACACCCTTAGAGACGATTTTGAGGTAGTTCTGGAACAGTATGCCAAACGGTTTATGGAATGGTTTGCGAAAGGGTTTGCCAATACAGATACAGAGTCAGATACAGATACAGATACAGAGTCAGAGTCAGAATCAGCAACAGAAGCAGCAGCTGAACTCAAACCGGACGATGACGATGATGCTGCCAAACATTTTGTGAGTGAAGTGACAAAGGAGTTCGCAGTTACCTTTGGCTATCCACCTAACCAAACCCAGATGGAGATGCTCATGTCCTTCACCAATGATGGTATGGCGGGTGAGCTGATTCGCGAAGCGTTAAAACGATCTGCTCAAAACGGGGCTAAGGGCCCTGCATACACAAAAGCGATATTGCAGAGTTGGCTCAACAAAGGTGCCCTAACGATGGTTGATGTTGAAAGACTGGACGGAGTGCTCAGTAGACAAACCCCATCTAATCGCACTGGCGAAACCGCCGCAGAACGACTACTCCGGGAAGAAATCGAGCGAGAACAGGCCGAGGCTAACATCATCGATGTGATCGATGTGGCCTGGAGCGAAGGAGGGTAATCATGACTAGAACAGAGGCTTTACAGCTCATAACCTTATTACAAATGGCCTACCCCAGGCAGGACCTCGGTGACAAGACTGTGGAGGTTTATGCGGGGTTTATCCAGGACCTTGACTACAACGTGGCCGAGCGTGCGATCAAAAACCACATCAGGGGCGAAAAGTGGTTCCCATCCATCGCTGAAATTCGGGAAGCGTGCGTAGAGCTGGTACACGACCTGCCATCCACCGAGGAGGCCATGGAGATCATCCGGTCTGCGGTACAAAATTATAACTACCAGGCTATTAAAAATAATGACTTGCTAAGGCAAGCGGTCGCCACAGTTGGTTTTGAGAAGATAGGCTACAGCGAGTATCCAGAACCGCTCTACAGGCAGGTTAAAGAGGCGTATGAGAACTTGCGCAAGCGTGAAATCAAAAACCTGCAAAGCACGCCGGCGGTGGGGATGCTGGCAAGCGAGGAACGACTAGCTTTGATAAAGGGGGATCTGGCATGATACGGACAGCATTGGTACTGGTGATTTTAGCGATGTTGGTCGTGATGATCTTTTGCGCAAGTTACCTCTGGGACAGAGTGGTGGAGCTTGTGGTTGCGCTGCAGGGAGTAAGTGGAATGTTGGACTATGCCACCGGTGAGTGTAGATGTGGAGTCTGCGAGTATTGCAATGTGCAGAAAAGAGCAGACAAAGCATTAGCCAAAGCCAAGGAGGTGCTGGGGGATGGCAACTAACCCCTACATCAACCCGCCAGAGGATGCTGAACAGCAGGTCTTAGCCAAATGGCTCGACATGCACCGTATAAACTGGTTCCACCCACCAAATGGGGGACATCGAAACGTAATCGTTGCAAGCAAGCTGAAGGCCCAGGGTGTAAAGCGAGGCGTACCCGATGTGATGATAGTAGATCCACCGCCAGCCAGCCCTGACAGTGTTGGCACAGCTGTAGAGCTAAAGCGCCGCAAAGATGGTCGGGTGACGCCTGAGCAGACACATTGGCTCACCATACTACAGGAGAGAGGCTGGGCCGTAGCAGTCTGCAGAGGGGCCAGTGAGGCTATTGAGTTTCTTGAATCACTAGGTTATGGGAGTGGTAAAAATGTTTGTTGACTACAAATTTGGCAAAAGAACCTGCGATTTGCCGATGTCCAACGAGGACTGGCAGTTCGAGGACCCCTTGGTTAGCGTCAGTAAGGACGGAGAGGTTGCAAATCGGCTATCGCAATTATTGGCGCGGCCCAAGGCCGATCCGCCTAAGATGCGGCCGATAAGCGAAATTTTAGGGAAGGAGGATGACGGTATGGACTTTATCAAATTGGACATGGACAAGCAGATCAAGCTCGTGGCGGAGGAGTATAACAAGGGTGTGGGGCCTGCGGAGATACAGCGTAATCTGGGCATTAAAGGGGTTGGCACTTACTACGATAGGCTCAGAAGGGCCAAAGAGATGGGGCTGATCGCAGAGCCGCAGTCTGACCTCGAAGGTAAGCCAAAACTAGATGCCAAAAAGGTGACGAAGGCTGAGGTGCCCAAAGAGGAGGCCGGCAGGGCCGCCAAGACTACGGTGGATGACTTCGCTAACGCCGCACAGGCCAGGCTGGAGCAGGCAGAGAAACTCGCCAAAGAGGCCGATCTACTACAGCAAGCGGGGACCATCGCTCTTGCCATTGAGGAGTTGCTGGGTGACAAAGCTAGTCCTGTGATAAGCGCACTTTACTCGGAGGTGGCGGTGTGATTCGCTCTAAACTATGCACAGTCTGTGGCACTAACGTTGCTCTATTAAACGCCAGCGTCTGCGGTTTTTGCACCAAAGAGATAGAACACGCAATCATCAAGGACACTGGCAACCGCAGGGAGTTTGAGACCGGAGCAGTTAGGGACATGGCCGAGGGTAAGGGCAGGTATGATCTCCTGCCCTGGGAGGCCATCCATCAGTTAGCCCTACATTGTGAACGTGGAGCAATCAAGTACGGGGAGCGCAATGCAGAACTCGGTATTCCAATGAGCAGTTTCTTGGACTCGGCCTTCAGGCACCTATCCAAGTACATGCAGGGCGAAGCAGACGAGAACCATCTTACTGCAGCCCTTTGGAACATAGCCTTTGCGATACAGACCGAGAAGTTACGACCGGAGATGCAGGACATACCCACACGGAGGTGATCCTTTGGAGCAACTATCAGAGCGCAAATTAACCAGGCAAGAGTTTAGTTTTGTGGAGCGTAAGCTCTATGACTACCCCGGAAATAAGCAGCTTATCGAGGACTATTACAAAAGGCGGGATAATATCATCCAAAGGACCGCTCACCGAGAAAAGGCTATGCCCTCAAACAAAGGGGTTGGCAAGCCGGTCGAAAGCACGGTTACACAACTACTCCTCTTAGAGCGCAAAGCCGGCTTGGAAAATTTTTGGGTCAACGCCATAGACGATACCTTAGAGCTCTTAAGCGCAGAGGAGCGCAAGCTGGTCCAGTTAAAATACTTTGAAGGCTATCTCACTAACGATGGCATTATGCTAAAACTAGAGATGGACCGCAACCGCTTTTACCGGATGCGTGCAGAGATCATCACAAAGTTTGCCAAAAGGATGGCACTTATTTGAGACAAAATTGAGACAAAAATGAGACTCCAATCACATATTTCCGTGATATGGTGATACCATGGAGGTAACTAAAACCAACCCCAATTCCTTTCCTTGTTACCCCGGTCCACCTCCGCCGGGGTTTTTCTATGAAGTTAAAGTTTGTGGGCCGCACATACAGAGCCGGGGTGGGGGCAGGCGTATTAATTTACTAAAGTGAGGTGACGAACATGTCTAAACTCCAGATAGAGTATTTGCCAACGGACAGCTTGGTCCCATACATAAACAACCCAAGGGTTAATGATAGAGCTATTGATGCAGTCGCTGGCAGTATTGCCGAGTTTGGGTTTAAGAACCCGATCATTGTGGATAGAAACAACGTTATCATCGCTGGTCACACGAGACTCTTGGCTGCTCGAAAACTTGGCCTGGAACAGGTACCAGTGATACGTGCAGAGGACTTGACCGAGAAGCAGGTAAAAGCGTTTCGCATTGCTGACAACAAAACCGCCGAGTTCTCCGAGTGGGATGATGAACTCCTAGCAATGGAGCTCGAGGGTTTGGAGGATATGTTCACGGGTTTTAGCGAGGATGAAATAGACGCCCTGTTGAACCAAGATGGGCCTGCAGGTGGTGTTGAGGATGATTTTGAGATTGCGCTGCCCGAAGAGCCAAAGGCAAAGCCAGGGGACATCTATCAGCTTGGAAAGCACCGCTTGATGTGCGGCGATTCCACGAAATTGGAGGACGTTCAAAAGCTGATGGGTGGAGAGATGGCCGACATGGTGTTCACAGATCCGCCGTACAACGTGGATTATACGGGGGGGACGAACGAATCTCTTAAAATCCAAAATGACAACATGGATGATTCGACCTTTTATAATTTCCTGCATGATGCATTTAGTTGCATGTTAGAGGTTACAAAGCCTGGAGGCGGCATCTACATCTGTCATGCAGATTCAGAGGGTGTTAACTTTCGCTCGGCCATGGTCAATGCCGGTTGGCTCCTAAAGCAGTGCATTATATGGGTCAAAAACTCACTGGTTATGGGCCGGCAAGACTACCATTGGCGACACGAACCCATTCTCTACGGCTGGAAGCCCGGAGCGGCACACAAGTGGTATGGTGGTCGGAAGCAGGACACGGTTTGGGAAGTGGACAGACCCTCGCGCAACGCAGAACACCCAACCATGAAGCCGATTGAGCTTGTGGCCCGGGCGATTAGGAACTCGTCCAAGAAAGACAACATTGTTTTGGATACTTTCGGAGGCTCCGGTTCCACGCTCATCGCCTGCGAGCAACTTAACAGGGCGTGCTACACCATGGAACTTGATCCGGTGTATGTTGATGTTATCATCGACCGCTGGGAGCAGTTCACTGGTCAAGAGGCGGTGTTGCTGTCATGATTGCCAAGGAACACATCCAGGTTCTTGACACGCTTTATAAAGATGGCCGCATCAGCAGGCAAGCCATGAAAAGCATTCGGGGCCAGATCCTCTCGATGCGTTCATTCGCCGAGAGGGAGGCATACCTTAAGAAGATTATCCGAAGGACGGCCAAGAGGATGCCCAGCTAGTTTATCGTTGATGGGGAGGTGGTGAGATGACAAAGAAAAAGACAAAGCAAAGACGCACATCGTATAAGGACTGGCTAACCGAAGAAGGTTTAACGAAAATTATTGGTTGGGCAAGAGACGGACTTGTTAACGAGCAAATTGCCCAAAACATCGGCATCCACCCCTCCACCTTGTATGATTGGCAGAACAAATATCCCGAGATAGCCGAGGCCCTAAAACAGGGCAAGGAAGTTATAGACCGCCAAGTCGAAAGTGCCTTACTCAAAAGGGCGCTGGGGTATGAGTATGAAGAGGTCAAGATGATCGTGACCGAAAGCGGTGGAAAACGTGTAGAGAAGACCCGGAAGCAGGCGCTGCCCGATGTAACTGCCCAAATCATCTGGCTCAAGAACCGCAAGCCCAAGGAGTGGAGGGACCGGAAAGAGACCGAGATCACCGGCAAAGATGGAGGACCTGTCGAATTAAAGAGCTGGGTTGATTTGGTGGTGAAAGCACATGAAGGAGAGGCAGATCCTCCAGAAAGCCCAGCGTGACCCTGTTTGGTTCGTCGAGGAAGTTTTGAACGCTCACCCGTGGGAGAAGCAAGCGGAGATACTGCGGGCGGTCAGAGACTATCCCAGAACCGCCGTCCGGAGCTGCCACGGCGTCGGCAAGTCGTTCATCGCAGGCCAGGTGATACTCTGGTTCCTCTCCTGCTTCCCGTACTCAATCGTTCTGAGTACAGCTCCGACCTGGAGGCAGGTGGAGAAGCTGATCTGGAAGGAAGTGAGGGCTTCATACAGGAGGGCCAAGATACCGCTTGGGGGTAACCTCCTTCCCAAAAGCCCGGAGATTCAGATCGTCCAGGACGAGTGGTATGCTGCTGGCCTGTCTACGAATGAGCCCGACCGTTTCCAAGGCTTCCACGAAGAGAACATTCTGGTGGTGGTGGACGAGGCCGCGGGCGTGCCTGAAGAAATCTTTGAGGCCATTGAGGGTGTGCTTACTTCGAGTAACGCACGTCTTCTCTTGTTGGGGAACCCGACCAGCACGGCGGGGACATTCTTTCAGGCGTTCAGAGGCGGGGGCTGGAAGACGCTCAGCATATCCGCGTTTGACACGCCCAATTTCATGGCGTTTGGCATAACAGAGAGCGACATCGCTGCCGACACCTGGCGTAACAAGATCACCGGGCCTTTGCCAAACCCGAAGCTGATAACTCCGGAGTGGGTGGCCGATAAGTACAGACGCTGGGGGCCGGAGTCGCCGGCCTATATTGCGCGCGTTAAGGGTGAGTTTGCCCCAGAGAGCGAGGATACTCTCATCCCCTTGGCTTGGATCGAAGCGGCTATGGAGAGATGGCATGACATGGAGCACGGCGAACCGGTCGAACTCGGTGTGGACGTTGCCAGGTTCGGCAGCGACAAAACCGTCATCGGCGTTCGACACGGGTGGAAGGTCATCGCGCTCCACGACTACAGCCAGCAGGACACCATGGAGACCGCTGGCCGTGTGATTCAGGCGTACAAGGAGCACAGGGCCACCGATATCAAGATCGACGTCATCGGTCTGGGCGCCGGCGTGGCAGACAGGTTGAGGGAGCAAAGCGCTCCCGTGACCGAGGTCAACGTTGCAGAGAAGCCCAACGACCCCGAGAACTTCGACAACCTACGCAGTGAGCTGTGGTGGAACCTGCGGCAGCTCCTGGACCCGAATACCAAGATGAACCCTAACCCGATCGGTCTGCCGCCGAATGATGAACTCCTGGCCGACCTGTCCGGCATTAAGTACAAGATCAACTCCTCGGGAAAGATTGTGGTCGAGTCAAAGGCTGAGATGAAAAAGCGCTTAGGCCGCTCCCCAGACTATGGCGATGCGGTCTGTTTGTTGTTTGCGAAAGGGCGCAGGATGAACATCGACGCCTTGAGGGCACTTGCGAGCATAAAGATCTATCGCTAGAAGCGGGGTGAAAAGATGAGCTTCATAGATGAGATGGTGAGGATACCTAGCAAGATAGCAGGAGAAATCTCCAGGCTGCGCCAAACGGTTCATCGATGGGGAATACGCATAGCCAGCTCTTCTCCGGGTGTTTACCAACTCCGTTCTGAACCTGTGGACTACCAGCTGGCGCGAGAGCTCTACGATAACACAAATGATGCATATAAGCTGGGCGCCGCCTTCGCCAAGCCGGTGATTAACACTACTGTCGGCTTCGTGGGCATACCCCGTTTTGTCAGCGAGGATGAAGATGCGCAAGCGGTGCTGGATGAGTTCTTTGGGGAGCACTCTTCACTGATGCAAATGACGCATCTGGGTGGGCTGAGGGATGGGGATTGCTGGGTCTGGCTTACCCGGGAAGAGTCCGAAGAAAACAGTGCGCTTTATCCCGAGGCCGTTGGCGGCAGGTTAGTCTATAACATAATTCCGCCCGAGATGATTGCCCAGGACAAACTGAAGCGCCACCCCATCACGGGTGAGATCATCGAGTATGTACTCGAGTCCTCCTGCGGATGGATTGACGAACGAGGGAATCTACGCAAATGCAAGGTGCAGGAGCGCATCAATAGAGATGCCCGAATCACGACGATCATCGAAGGAGACAACCCTGGCATCGAGGAAGGGGAACGGGAAAATCCGTGGGGGTTCATCCCTATCGTTCAGTTTTCCAACGAGAGGGATCCAGGGTCTGCTTTTGGGAAGAGCGAGCTCGAGGTGATCGAGCCGTTCATCAAGGCATATCACGATGTGATGCTCCACGCCATCCAGGGTTCCAAGCTACACAGCACTCCGAAACTCAAGTTGCATCTCAAAGACGTCGACACCTTCTTGTCAGTCAACTTCGGCATAACGGATCTTGCCGAGTTCATGCGTAAGGGCGGCGAACTCAAGATTGATGGTAGAGAGGCGTTCATCTTTACGCAAGACGGTGAAGACGCCGACTTCGCCGAAGTGCGTTCTGCCACCGGCGATGCCAAAGAACTGCTTCAACTGCTGTTCTGGTGTATCGTAGATGCCTCTCAGACACCGGAGTTTGCATTCGGAACCCACACGCCCAGTTCCCTGGCCAGCGTTAAGGAGCAGATGCCCGTGCTGATCAAGAAGATTGATCGCAAACGGGAGCAGTTCGCTGACAGCTGGAAAAGGCTCGCCAGGATGGTACTGGCTATGGAGTCGATGGCTTCAGGCAAGAAGTTTGCTACCCATGCTGTTGAGCTGGTCTGGGATGAGGTAGACCCGAGGGGTGACAAAGAGGTTGCTGAGACCATCGAAGTATTGGTAAGGGCCCTCACCACGGCCGTCAATAACCAGATCATGTCTCACGAGGCTGCCGTGTCGTTCCTGGCCAAGTACGTCGAGACCATGAACGACTACGAAAGTGATGACCCCGAGGTGATGGGTGAGAAAGACAGGATCGTCCAGGATATGCTGCGCAGGTCTCAGCTTGAGGACGCTCAGCTCGCTGAAGATGAACAAAAGATGATCGAGCAGGTCTTGGCCGAGATCCAAAAGAGCCAGAACCGCGGCCGTGATGGTGATGCGTGATGTCTGTCCAGGAGATGACCAGGCGCAACATCGAGCTTATTCGGCGCATATCAGACAGCGTGATGGGCCGGGAACTCCTCACAGCCAGAAGGGACTTTCTGGCTGTCAAACTGAGGCATGAGCCCGCATTGGCCAAGATATACCTGGATGCGGCGGATCGAGTGGCCAAACAGCTGAGAAGCTTGAGCCCCACTGTGGGTCAGCTGACTCGCAACCACCTCGAGGCCTTGGACAAAGCGCTGCGCAAGGAAGCCGACACCATCTACCAAAAGAGCGCTGCACTCATCAAGACGGGCCTGATGGAGGTTGTAGAGATCGGGGCCCGGCCGATAGACAACTTCCTCATCAGGGCTTTGAAAGAGGCGGATGCTCCGATAGACTTCTTGCGCCTGCAGAGGGGGTTTGCTGATCTCAACAAGTCTGCAGTCGAAGCCTTCTGGCTGCGCACTCGCCAAGGGTTAGCTATTTCGGATCGCATTTGGGAGCAGGCCGAGTCCGCCAGGCAGGCCATGCGGGATATTATCCACGCAGGCATAACTTCGGGGCGCGATGCTGTCCAAGTGGCGAAGGATTTAGAAGTTTATGTGAGAAATGGTACACTTGCGGAAGACTATCCGAACATGATGGCGCGCATGGAGCGCCGTGTGCCTGGCAACCTGTCCTATGAAGCACTCAGGCTTGCCAGGACAGAGTA